GCCGTCTCATGCCAAATAATACCCTCTGGCTTGTTGAAACTCCATTCCTTTTGAGAAAACCTTGCCTGCGTATACACTGGCGGATTTCCCCAAATTTCATGCGCTGGGTTTATCCGTAAGACATTTTTGAAATATGCCGCCGGGCTATCTTCCGCCTTGTAACGCCTGAAAAATTCAACATCAGCTCGAATCACTTTAGGAAAATCAAATCCTTGCGCCTGTATCGTCTTCAGTGCATCCGTTATCAGTTGTCTGATTTGCTCATCGTCTATTTCTACCCGCACCCCGAAACTGGATTTTAACCAAACAATATCGCTTTTGACGCCAGTGGCCTGCTTCAAAAACTTGTGTGCATCCAGCCCCAGGGAACCCAACCCCTTTTCAAAAACGCTCGTCCCCCAAAGCGGGTCATTTTTCCACCCCACCAGGTCGGGTAATTTCAACGCTCCCGCCTGGTACGCAGCAAACTTGGCAGGCCCCAGCACCATCAACTGCTGGTCAGGTCGCAGGTTTGCAAAAACATCCAATGCCGGGGCGGTCTGCTCCAACTCTTCAATACCGCTAAAGCCCAATTCATCCCAGGATTGCGTCACCGGAATCATCGTACAGCGACAATTAACATGCGCGGGCATCGGCTCCGATAAATCAAACCGCTTACCATCCATTGCCCAGCACGCCGCGCAGGTTCGTTCATTCCGCGCTGACCGCCATTCCCATTGTTTCACCACCCCGCTTTGACGATAGTAAGCCCTGGTTGCCTCGCGGTATGCCCGCATTGTTTCGGTTCGCGCAATTCGCAAGGCCCGAACCAGGTTACCGCCCAGCGCCGCCCGCATATCTCTGGCAATCTCCCGCGCCCCTTTGCCCAGCCCCAGCCCCTGAATGAGCGCATCCCCCGCCACTTTTGCCCCGTCATTGGGTAACTGATTCAGCAACAACGCCAGCGGTGAACCTTCCGCCAGCATTCCCGCCATGCGCTCAATCGCTTCCGCAGGCATCCGGTCAAATGCCCCAGCAAAGCCGACCTGAAAAAAAGCCGCCTCCGCCCCCAGCCGTGTTGCACTTCGGCGGCTCTGGTCAATTGCCCCCCCCGCATACTGAGTAAAACGGGTCAACTCTCCCCGAATTTGATTTTCCAACTTGCGCAGCCGGTCATAGCGATAAATCCAATCTGGCCCGGCATTCACCCCGCCGTCGGCATCCCACGCGGCCAGCAAATCATCAATCTCGCCCTTAATCTTGCTCCACAACCGGGCATAGACGCGCGTCATCTCGGCAGCCGCCTCGCGTTCCTGTTTCAGCAGCCGCAGCCGAAATTCATCCGTTACCGTGTAAATGTCTTTGTCACTCACGCTTTACCCTGTTCAAATTGCGCCAACAGCGCATCGCCCAGGTTGCCGGTTTCTTCCGCCCGCTTCTGGCTCTCCAGTTGCGGGTCAAAATCCAGCCGCCGCAAAATCGTATCCTGCGAAACGCCCAATTGCAAATCGAGCAAACTTGCCTGGCGCTCTTGCATTGGGTCACGCGGCAAAATCTCCGGCCAGTGAATTTCCGTAATATTTGCCGCGCCAAACCCGCCCAATTCCAACAGCCGCCGATTCAACTCAACCAGCATCGTGCCATACACCCGCCGCTTGGTCAGCGTTTTACTCAGTAGGGGCTGGTACAAGATTTGTAACGCCACCCCCGAAAGATTGCCCACATTCTCCACCTTCCCGCTGGCAATCTCTGGGCTGCGCAAAGTCTCATGTAAAGCCTCTTTCAATCGTTTGTACAGTTCGATGCTGCTGTCCAGGTCGCTGGTCATTTCCAGGTTGTGCATTTCAGCCCCATCAGGCAGCAAAATTGTTCCATCTGCCCCAATGGTCAGATTATTCCCCGTCACGCCCCGCGCCCATGTTTTGGGATGCGCATGATACCGCAAAATACGATTGACGTTACTCAGCACAAAATTGATGGATTCATTCAGTTGAATTGCATCCTCTTCAATGTCGCTCATGCCCCAAAACTCATTGGGGGCCGGAAGGTTTTGGCAATAGACAATCGGCGGCCAGTCATGCGGCCAGGGCGTAGTTTCGGTGGTTGCCCAAACAGATGAATCCTTGCCCTTTTCCTGGTCGATAATCTCCCAGCCGCCATCAGCCCGCCGAATCAACTGGCGGCGGGCCACATCTCCCGCCGGGTAGGTAATCGTGAACGCCCGCACCGTTTCGTAATCTCCCGGCTCAGTCACCACGTCCACAATCCCAGGGTCAAGCGCAATCAAGCGCGGATACTCGCCCCCGTCCGCAATCTTGACGAACGCCTGCCCGCACACCGCGCCATTTACCGCCAACTTTTGCAGGAAAATCATTTTCTGATTGACCCGCCACAGTTCCGCCAGCCATTCTTCGGCTTTCGTCTGCTTCAATTCGTCAATTTCAAAAACGATTTCTTTGCCAAACAGAAAATCAACGCTCTGGTCAACCACCAGCCGCATGAAATTTAGTTTCACATTATCGTTTGGCTTGCCCGGTTTTACACTCAAACTATCGGGCATCCGCCCATAATACGCATTCCAGGCTTTTGCGAAACGGTCAACCCGCCTGACCTGTTCAATCTGTCCTTGCGGCATGACCACCGTTGCGTTCTTCCCAAAAAATGACCGTAGCCAATCTTGCAAATTCATCACAACCTCCATTAGTCCCAAATGCTTGGCGCATAGGCTACATCCACCTGTCGCGCCAGTTTTCCAAATGCGCCGCTTGCTGCGTCCACCTGGTCATCGTGCGCCCCATTCGGGAAACTGGTCAATTCATCCAAGAGCGCGGCATTCCACGCGCCCCGAACAAGTGCCACATTCCCGGCCTCGGCTTGCGCCGCCAGTGGCCCGGCACGAACGATTTTGCTGCCCGTCACTGGCTTGGCATGAACATCAAACCCGGCCAGCATTCGGATAATCGCCTGTACACTGTCCACCCCGCTCGAACCTGGCTCCTGCTCCAGCCAGATTTGCGTCCCGGGTGGGTCAGTTTCAGCGCAGCGTTTTATCTCTTTGTCCCGCTCACCACTCGACCAGCGTCCCCGCGTCACGTCTTCGATGTAATACAGCCCGTCGGCAGTTCTGCTCATGCGCACCCCAGCGGTGTAATCGCCACCGTCCGCCGTAGCCGCTTTATCCCAATATCGAACACGGGCAGAAATATCAACCGGCGCAACATCCACGAATTTGAACCAGCCACCCTTGAACATTCCACCCTCGGCGGGCATGGGTCGCTGCTGAAACAGGGCTTCAAACGCCCACGACCCCATGACGGTTTTGATTTTCTCCAGTTCATCCAGCGGGTAGCGGTCAGGGTTCAACGGCTCACCCACCACACGCCCCAGCGGGTCATCCGTTTCGGCAATTGCCGGCAGGCGCACAACCCGCCATTCATCCCCCCCGTTACTCAGTATCCTGCCTGCCAGGTCGTCCTCGTGCCAGCGCGTCATCACCAGAATAATCGCCCCGCCCGGCTCCAGGCGCGTGTACAGGTCATCCGTGTACCAGTCCCAAACCCGTTCGCGGTAGGTGGATGACTGCGCTTCTTCACGGTTTTTCACCGGGTCATCAACAATAATCAAATCCGCGCCCATGCCGGTCACGCCGCCGCCCACGCCGACCGCGCGATACCATCCGCCGTTGACGGTCTCCCACTCTTCCACCGCCCGGCGGTTGTTCTGCAACCCAATGCGATACCCCGCGATTTTGCGGCTCATGCGGCTGAATTTGTTGGCGAGCGTCTGGTTATAGGCCGCCACAATCACGCGCAAGCCTGGCCGCCGCTCCATCCACCACACCGGGAAGCGCACCGTCACCAGCGCGGTTTTGCCATGTCGCGGCGGCATGAACACCATCAGCCGCTTTGTTTCGCCGTTGGCAACCCGTTCCAGTTCGGCGCGTAACAGCGACAGATACGGCCAGTTCCAGCGATAAGCAGGCGAAACCGCCGCCAGCCATTCTGCCAGTGCCATTTTGCCCACGCGCGGCCCCGCTTTCGGCGCCCAGCGTTCAATCCTGCGAATCGTCTTCTCTACTCGTTCCAGAGAGTCGAGCATCCAATACCTCGCGGGTTATCAACACTTCGCTTGCAATCTTCACCGCCCCAGCCACCGCGTGAATCGCCGCCGGGTCTTTTTTGTCCACGCTTTGCGCCGCGCTCTTCAGAAATTCCAGTCCGGCCTTCAACGCGCCTGCCGCTTCATCCGCCCAGCCGCGTTCAAAGTCCACTTTCTTTTCAGCGATTAATCGTGACAATCGTGGATTAATTTCAGACAAATCCCGCCAACGTTGAATAGTCCGAACATGAATGCCATGCTTCGCCGCCGTATCGTAATCGCCCCGATACGCGGCCTCGACCAGGATTTGCGCCATCCTATCTTCTGAAAACTTTTTTCGCGCCATAATAAAAAAGACCCGGACAAGGCAAGCGCGAAAACGCCTGCTTGTCCGGGCGGTAAACTCCGGTGTTCCCAAGATGTATAGAAATTATAGCATACTTGACTGTTTCAAAAGTGAAACAAGTGTTTCACTCTTGAAACAACCGCCAAACTCGTACCCTGGGGATACTCAGTATGCGGGAGATTTCCCCGTAAGATTTTCCCATGCGGCGTAACTGCCGCGCCTGGGTTTTCAAATCATTGTCTTCTGAAAAAAGCCTGTCTACTACGCTTTCAAAACGTTTCAATTGCACGCTGTAAAAAAACGGGGCCGAACAGTGGACGCATACACCCTTAATTACATCAAACACCAACAGGTCGCCGACCTTCAACACTTCTAAATCGCCAATCAAATACACCTGTCCCAACTGTACCCGGCACGCCGGGCATTCTACGCGCTTATCTGTAATTTTGATTTTCATAATCATCTACGGATTTAGTTACAGTTTTCTGGGCAGGTGTCAGTGAACCCGCGCAAACTTCGGGGTTAGACACTGCTTCGGCTTCTGTCGTTTGCGCCGTCAGACGGCGTAGCCGTGTCGCCTGCACGCTGTGTTGGGCTTCGTGCATGAGCGCTGGCTGTAAGGCCGCTTGCTTTATGCG